AGTGGTAGAAGTATTAAAGAGCAACGTGATGCTATATCACCTTTGAAGGTGAATAAAATGAATCTTCTATCTGATGCACTTAAGGTGGAACTTAAAGAACTTATAAATGAAGTTCTTGATGAAAGAGAGTTAGAGAAGAAGATGAATGGTCCTTATGATTTTTATGATGATGACAAATTTAATTCAAAAAAATGATCCAAGATACTTTTCAGAGACAAGTGATATACCTTATGATCGTCACCACTATAAGATAGTTTGCAAAGATCAATCTTTTGTGGTAGAATCTTGGAATGAAGTCCAAGAGTATTGGTGGAATAGACGAGGGTTTAATTCACCAGTTATTGAGGTTATTGACAAACCAAAATCTAAAAAAGGTTTTAAATGAGTGATTTTATATGGGTTGAAAAATATAGACCCAAAACAATTGATGAATGTATCTTACCTGAAGGTATTAAGAAAACTTTTCAGGATTTTCTAGATGCAGGTGAGATACCAAATATGTTATTGTCAGGTCCACCAGGTATTGGCAAGACTACAGTAGCAAAAGCATTATGTAATGAATTAGGAGCAGATTTCTATGTCATTAATGGATCGGATGAAGGACGTTTTCTTGACACTGTTCGGACGAACGCCAAGAACTTCGCATCTACCGTCTCTCTTACGAGTGACTCGAAACATAAAGTCATCATCATTGATGAAGCAGACAATACCACTTCCGATGTACAACTCCTTCTCAGAGCGAGTATTGAGGAATTCTCCAGAAACTGTAGGTTTATCTTTACCTGCAACTACAAAAACAAGATTATTGAGCCACTGCATTCTCGTTGCTCTGTTGTTGACTTCTCAGTTAATAAAAAAGACAAACCAGCAATAGCAGCACAATTCTTTTCTCGAATCAATCATATATTAGAAACTGAAAGGGTAGAGTCTGATAAGAAAGTTATAATACAATTAATCAATAAACATTTTCCTGATTGGAGGAGAGTGTTAAATGAGTGTCAAAGATATTCTGTAAGTGGTAAAATAGATAGTGGAATACTCGCAGCATTTTCTGATGTTGCTGTGGATGATCTAGTCAAAAATCTTAAACAAAAAAACTTTTCTGAGGTTCGTAAATGGGTCGTTGCTAATCTAGATAATGATCCCACAGTTTTACTTCGAAGAATTTATGATACTTTATATGATACAATGATACCAACCAGTATTCCTGCAGCAGTATTAGTGATTGCTAAGTATCAATATCAAATGGCATTTGTTGCAGATCAAGAGATAAATCTCTTAGCAGCACTTACAGAGATTATGGTGGAGTGTGAGTTCAAATGAAGATACTTGAATACCTCGTTCTAATAGGTGTAATTATATTCTTAGGATTTGTATTCCTTATTGAGATAATAGATTTATTTTTTATCAGACCTATCTTTAGATTATTTAAAAAGAAAAAACGAAGGAGAAAATGAATCTATTTGGACTTATTGGAATTTTTGTGCTAATATCAGGTATTGCATCTGGTTTTGTTGCATACTTCGCTATTATGGACTTATTAAAATGAAAAACATGTCAAAATTAAAACACCAAATTAAATCAAGTTGGTATTACATTTTTTGGGGAACTGCGTCTGTTGCTGTTGTGGTAGGCCAGATTTATATTGGTGCTGGTTATCGTATGATGACTAAAAGTGTAAATGATCTCACAGAAGTTTTTACTCTTATTAAAGAAAATGATGAAATAAGGAGATATCCTAATTTATATTAATGTCAATTAAATCTCTTAAGACACCATTGAGATATCCTGGTGGCAAATCAAAAGCAATTAAAACACTTTCTAAATGGTATCCTAAAAATATATCAGAGTATCGTGAACCATTTATTGGTGGTGGATCTATTGCTATTGATATAACAAAAAGATATCCTAGAATACCCATATGGATAAATGATCTTTATATTCCATTATATAATTTCTGGGTGCAACTAAGAGATAATGGGGATGAACTATCTGAA